TTGGTGATGTTGCTGCTGATTATAAGTTCTGGTTCAAGGTTGAGAACCTAAAACTTATTCCCGGCTCTTATGACGTTGAAGTGTCCTCTAAGAAGATTAGTCACTTTACTCATACTAAACTTGGTGTGCAGTATTGGATTGCATTGGAACCCGAATCTTCTTACAATGGCTAATTTGAGGAATTTATATTATGAAAGACACGTTTCTTTGGACAGAACTTTATCGACCACGGGACATCAAGTCATGTGTACTTCCTAAGTCTCTAAAAAATTCCTTGCAATCCTTTGTTGACAAGGAAACACTACCCAATCTGATTCTCTCAGGTGGTCCGGGCGTTGGTAAGACTACTGCCGCCCGTGCCATGTTGGAGCAGATTGGTGCTACCTATATGTTTATCAACGGTTCTGAGGAGTCAGGTATTGACGTTCTCAGAACCAAGATAAAGAACTTTGCGTCTACTGTATCACTTGAAGGTGGTAAGAAGTATCTCATTCTTGATGAGGCAGACTATCTAAATCCACAATCAACGCAACCAGCCCTTCGTGGTCTAATTGAAGAGTTCCACAAAAACTGTGGATTCATTCTAACCTGTAATTACAAGAACCGCATTATCCCTGCACTACAATCTCGTTGTAGTGTGATTGACTTTGTGATTCCTAAAGCAGAGAAGAATAAACTTGCAACTCAATTCTTCAATAGGGTGATTGGAATCCTCAACGAGAATGAAATCAAGTTCAATGAGAAGGTTGTTGCAGAACTCATAAGTAGTCATTTTCCAGACTGGCGTAAAGTTCTGAATGAACTTCAACGCTATTCTGTGGCTGGTGAGATTGATGCTGGTATTCTGGTAAATCTTGGTGACAAGAATATCAAAGAATTGATGGCCATGTTGAAGAAGAAGGAGTTTACTAATGTTCGTAAATGGGTTGTCGATAATCTGGATAATGATTCAGATAAGTTGTTTCGTGCTGTTTATGATAATCTATATGATTATATTGACCCTAGTAGCATTCCTCATGTTGTCGTGGCACTGGGTGAGTACCAATATAAAGCGGCGTTTGTTGCTGATCTGGAAATCAATATGATGGCTTGTCTCACTGAAATTATGGGAAGGACAAAGTTCAAATGATTAAAATATATGATGATGTTGTAGAGGGTCATGTTGCAGAATTGATTGATTCATCGATGAAAACAGTTTCTTGGAAATATGATTATCATTCAAACAAGCTTAAACCATCACTTCATTGGCATGTCTTTTGCGGCAGTGACGAAACAGAGATGGTAGCAAATGGTTATGAGTGGGTTCTGCCTATCTGGAATTCTGCCATGCATAAGTATGATTTCAAAAAGACTTATGATGTTAAAACATATAAGCGCATATACATGAATGCTCATACACATGGTGTCGAACCTGTAATGCATAATGATGATGGTGATTTCACTATGATTTACTATCCACGAATGGATTGGAAACCTGAGTGGGGTGGTGGTACGCTAATTGATGGGCAACTCGTTCCTTATATTGGTAATAGTTTAGTTGTATTTGATGCACATTTACCCCATATGGCTATGCCTGTTACAAGGGAATGTTATGAATTGAGAAGTGTAATCGTATTTAAGTTGTGGATAGATTCAGCAAACCGTGAACGACTTGACTTCTACCAAGATTGATTTCTTAAAAAAGATAGGTTCTGATAAGGTTGGACATAGTGGTCAAACTTTATTGGAACATTTGATTGGTACTAGTACCAGATTAAAAGAACAGGGGTGTCCTGAGTATATGCAAGATGCTGGTTTATTTCACTCTGTGTATGGAACTGTTTATTTTATGCCAGAGGGTGGGTTGGTTGAAAATAGGCAGGTTATCAAAGATTTGATTGGTGAACAAGCCGAAGAAATAGTTTGGTGGTTTTGTCAACTTACATCTCCAAGATCAATTGAAATAAAGGAATGTTTTGTTGGTCAATTACAGAAGGATTTGATTATGTTAGATTTGATGAATAGTGAAGACATATATTCAAAGAGTATGATGACTTGGGAAGAAGCATATGACCTATGAACTAAAATCCTATCTCAAGGCTATAAACCAAACCAAAGAACCCTTGATGGACGGTGAAGATGAGGAATGGGAGAGGAAATATGTTCCCTTCATTGTCAACAAGTGTGTCGGTGCATTCCCTGATACCATCATGTTGGTGAATGAAATTAACCAACTACCAAATGTAGATAAGAAACTACAGTTTGATTTTCTTCGGACAAGTTTGCGTTCTAGAAAAAGATTTACTCCTTGGATAAAAGCATCAAAGATGGATAATTTAGAATGTATTAAAGAGTTCTATGGATATAGTAATGTAAAGGCTAAGGCCGCTCTTGATATATTGAATGATGAACAGATTACAATCATTAAATCTAAACTTTTTAAGGGTGGTAAATTGTAGTTTGATTATTCTCAAATAGTTAAAATGATTCTACAATAGAAGAATTGGTCATGATATTAGAATATCTCAAATCCTAAATAGTCTGAGGCCAAGGAAAAGGTTTACCCCGTGGTTGAAGGCGAATAAATTAGAGAATCTAGAGTATGTTAAAGAGTTCTATGGATATAGTAATGTAAAGGCCAAGGCCGCTCTTGATATATTGTCTGAGGACCAACTCGCCACTATAAGAAAAAGATTATATAAAGGTGGGAAAAATGGAAGATATTAATTGGACACAGGAGCAGATGTTAGAAATTGGTTTGAAAGAACCTGATGACTTTCTTAAAGTTCGTGAGACGCTATCACGAATTGGAGTAGCATCTCGCAAAGAAAAGAAACTATATCAGTCATGTCATATTCTGCACAAGCAGGGTAGATACTTTATTGTACACTTCAAGGAGTTGTTTGCTCTTGATGGTAAGAACACAAATCTATCTACCAATGACATTTCTCGTAGGAATACGATTGCAAAACTATTGCTTGATTGGGGATTGGTTAACGTCATTAGTGAGATTGGAGAAGTTGCTCCCCTCAGCCAAATCAAAGTTCTGTCTTATGCAGAGAAGAGTGATTGGGTACTCGAAACTAAGTACAATATTGGTAAGAAAAAAGAAGTCTAATGGAAAAGTTTAAATCATTCATCACTGAGGCTAAGGAACAAAAAGACAAAATTACTGTCTTAATTCTTACTGCATCAAAATCAAAAAAACCAGAGATTGTTACTGGTATGTTGATGTCTGCTTGTGAAGAACTTGGATTGTCTTGTTATCGAATTGTCACCACTGAGGCTTGGGTTTCAGAGAATAATATTGAAAAATCAACCGTGTCCATTAAAAACTATGACGGTGGAGAAAAAGATATTTTAGTTGAAACTTCTTCTACTGTGGTATTTGTTCGTGCGGGTGCTTTAGGAACTGAGATCGGCCTTGCCCTGTTGGGAACCTTGCAGAACGCTGGTTGTATGATGATCAATGATCGTGATGGAATGATGACATGTGATAACAAGATGTCATCCTACACTGCCTTTGAACGTAGTAACATTCCTACACCCCGTACATCATTGGTGAATAATGAGAAAAGTATTGCTGATGCTCATGAACGTATCGGCGGCAAGTTTCCTGTTATTATCAAAACTCTAACTGGTACGCAGGGTATCGGAGTATCTAAAGTTGAAAGCATGGAATCTATGATGAGTGTTATTCAGTCATTGTGGAAGTTTAATGCTCCGTTGATTATTCAAGAGTTTTTGAAAATCGATTTCGACATTAGAACTATTGTTTTTAACGGTAGGATTCTTGCATCAACCAAGAGAATTAAACCAGAAAAAGATTTTCGTTCCAATAGACACAGGGGCGCAACTACTGAACCTTACACATTAAGTGATAAGGAAAAGGAAGAGATCATTGCAGCGGCAAGATCAACAGGTGCCTATATGTGCGGCGTTGATCATGCTATTGTTGGTGGGAAGATATACGTTCTGGAAGTGAATGGTTCCCCCGGCCTTGGTTCAAAATTCCAGAATTATGATATTACGCAAGTACCGCAAGTTCCTACAAAGGACGAAGGTATCATAAAATATATGGTTGAATATCTACAGAATCCCCTACATAGAAGGTTTGCTTTTAATCAAGAATCTGGATTTCATGAAACTCTTGATATAGAGGGTTATGGACTCATACGATCTAAGTTTGATACTGGTAATGGTACGAAGGCATCTATGCTTATCGTTGACAAATTGGATGTGCAGGGTAAGACAGTTAAGTGGGAAAAAAACGGTAAGAAGTTTACAAGTAAATTGCAGGGTATTTCAAAACCAACTCATATCGGTAAGATGGCTGAGCGTCCTATAGTTCATGTTAATATCAAATTCAATAATATGAACTATGTTGATGTTCCTATCGGACTTCAAACTGAAGATGCTGCAAGCACCTTTCTTATCAATAGGGATTTGCTAACACGTTTTAAAGTTTCGGTGAATCCAAATCGTAAATTTGTTTTATCTGATTGGTCAGAACGAAGCGATTCAACAGACGGAATAGATTAAAATAATCCTTGACAATTCTACGGAAACCTGATATACTCTTATAATGAACTTCTACACAAACGTATTACAATACGGCAATTCTATTCTTGTCCGTGAGGTCAGGAATGGAGAGCGCACGACTCGTAGAGTTAAATATGAACCCACACTTTTTGATCTAGTTAATACCCGTGAGGAAACTGGATACAAAACTCTGGATGGCAAGAGTGTTCTGCCACACAAGTTTGAAACTATCAAAGAAGCTAAACAGTGGGTTTCTGCTCGTGAAAACCAAGATATCATCTATGGTAACACACAGTATCCCTATTGTTGGATTGCTGATGAGTTTCCTAAACAGGTTGATTGGGATTTGGACCAGATGCTCATGTACACCATCGATATTGAGGTGGAGTGTGAGAACGGATTTCCAAAACCAGAAGACGCAGCAGAACCCATGCTGTCCATCACTATAAAGAACTTCCAGAGTGGCCACATCCATGTCTGGGGTATCGGTGAGTTCGTCACTGAACGTGAGGATGTAACTTACATTCAGTGCGAGAGTGAAGTGCATCTTCTTAAAGAGTTCCTAGCATTCTGGGAAAACAATACACCTGATATTATTACGGGTTGGAACACTGAGTTCTTTGATATTCCCTATCTTGTCAATCGTATTCGTAACGTCTTCGATGATGATGAGACAAAACGTCTGTCCCCGTGGAAAAATGTGTTTGCCCGTGATGTTTACAAGATGGGCCGAACTCATCAAACATACACTCTGGATGGTATTTCTGCACTAGATTACCTTGATCTGTATCGCAAGTTTACATATACTAATCAGGAACGATACACCCTTGACCACATTGCGTTTGTGGAACTGGGTGAGCGTAAGGATGGTAATCCATATGAAACATTCCGTGAGTGGTATACCAAAGATTATCAGTCGTTCATCGAATATAATATTCAAGATGTGGAGATTGTTGACAATCTAGAAGACAAGTTGAAATTGATGGAACTTGCATTGACGATGGCTTATGATGCAAAGGTGAACTTTGTTGATATCCTCGGCACAGTGCGCTACTGGGACATCCTGATTTACAACTATCTGCGTGAGAGGAATATCGTTATTCCTCAAAAGTCTGATAACCAGAAGGTGGAAAAGTTCGAAGGTGCTTATGTGAAAGACCCACAGGTGGGTATGCACAAGTGGGTTATGTCTTTCGATCTTAACTCACTATATTCCCACCTTATTATGCAATATAATATTTCGCCTGAGACATTGGTGAATGGTCATATCAAACCATCTGAGGGTATGGTTGATAAAATACTAGAAGGCAGGGTCAGCAACGATACTGAGTATTGTATGACACCCAATGGTGCTTTCTTTCGCAAGGACAAAAGGGGTTTCTTGCCAGAACTGATGGAAGGTATATACAATGATCGTGTCAAATATAAAAGACTTATGCTCGACGCTCAACAGGAGTATGAGAACACTGGGAAGAAGTCTCTACTCAAAGACATTGCCCGATACAACAACATCCAAATGGCGAAGAAGATTTCTCTTAACAGCGCATATGGTGCTATTGGGAATAATTGGTTTAGGTATTTCGATCTGCTGGTCGCTACTGCAATTACAACGTCTGGCCAGTTATCTATTCGTTGGATTGAAAAGAGCATCAACATTTATCTTAACAAAATCTTGGAAACAAGGGACGTGGATTTCGTTATTGCTAGTGATACGGATTCGCTCTACATTACTTTTGACAGATTGGTTAGTAAGGTGTTTAAAGAAGGAGCAGACACTAACGATGTTATCACCTTCTTGGACAAGATTGCAAAAGAGAAGTTGGAGCCTTTTATTGACAAAAGTTATCAGGCGCTTGCTACACTAACCAACGCATACGAAAATAAGATGGTGATGGGACGTGAAGCCATCGCTGACAAGGGTGTGTGGACTGCTAAGAAGCGCTACATTCTAAACGTGTATGATATGGAAGGTGTTCGTTATAAAGAACCTAAGCTCAAGATTATGGGCATTGAAGCCGTAAAGTCTTCAACCCCTGCACCATGCCGTGAGAAGTTGAAGGAAGCACTCAAGATCATTATGAGTGGTGATGAGAAAATGCTAAATACCTTTATACAAGATTTTCGTGAGGAGTTTATGGCGTTGCCACCAGAAGATATCGCATATCCCCGTTCCTGTAATGGTGTTAAGAAGTTTCGTGGAACAGATCGTTTGTTTCTGAAGGGAGCTCCTATCCATGTGAAGGGAGCTATTCTATACAATCATCTGGTGGAGAAAAACAAGTTGGGCAACAAGTATCCCCTTATTCAAGAAGGTGACAAGATTCGGTTTATCCATATGAAGGAACCCAATATATATCAAGCCTCTGCATTTTCTTTTATAACAAAATTGCCAAGAGAGTTGGATATTATGAATAGCATTGACATGGAAACACAATTTAGCAAGGCATTTGTTGAACCACTACGATTCATCTCAGAAAAGATTGGCTGGTTGATTGACGATAGTTATGGAACACAAGGTAGTTTAGAGGATTTTTTCGGATGAGATATTATCGCTACACATTAGATGATCTAGAAAAAAGTGCATCTCGCAAGAGGTTCACTTACATTTCATTCTTTGCGGGCGGTGGTGGTTCATCAGCGGGTTATAAACTAGCAGGTGGTGATTGTCGTTTCGTGAATGAGTTTCAGCAAGTCGCAGTAGATACATATCTTGCAAACTGGCCCGGCACCTCAAATATCTGTGGTGACATCAAAAATATCACTGGACAACAAATCATGGAGATGACAGGAATTCAGAAGTATGAATTGGATATTCTTGATGGTAGCCCACCTTGCCCACCCTTTAGTATGTCTGGTACTAAAAAGAAGGGTTGGAATAAAGAGAAGATGGCCTATGGTATGAAGCAGAAGAACATCGAAGACTTGACATGGGAGATGATTCGGATTGCTGGTGAGATGATGCCTAAAGTTATTATATGCGAGAATGTCAAAGGTCTGACAATGGAATATGCAAAGCAGCATTTAGATCGTATGGTTACAGACTTTGAAGCACTTGGATATACCACTACATATAAGGTACTCAATGGTATTCATTTTGGTGTGCCTCAGAAGCGTCAACGTGTTTTCATCATATCAGTACGCAATGATGTTTTGGATGATATAGAAATGCCGTGGATGCTCATTTCATCTCTATTTCCAGAGGGTGTAATGAATGAAGAACCCACAATAGAGGATGCAATCGGTGATTTGCGTTTTATCTTTCATATTGAGAAGTTTAAATTTGGTTTAAATGTTCCCAATATTTCTCATGAAGTTCATTCACGGGAGCGCAACCAAACTGGTGAAAACCCAGTAACGG